TCAACCATGCATTAGATAATCCTAATGTGTGGTCTCAAGTTTCTATTCCAGATTTTTACAATGATCCTATAGCTAAAGCATTAGCATGGAGTATTATCAAATTTAAATTAGAACATCATAGATTACCTACAAAAGAAGAAATTATTGATAAAGTAGACATTAGACGTATCAAAGCTGATAAAGATGATGTAACACTTTATTTGAGTATGGATCCTATTGATGAATCTACATTACAAGACACTATTAATTGGTGGAAAGCATCTCGTATGATCGTAGATATTTGGTTAAAGGATCTAACTAATGATCGTTTAACAGATGTTGATAAAGATCGTTTAAAGAAATGTGCTGGCGTTTTAAAAGAAGGCACGTGGAGTGAGAAGATTGGTAATTATATAGAAACTATGTGGGTTAAAGTATGTGATCCCAAATTCTTTAAAAAGACACCAGAAAGATCTAATACTTCAACACCTACAAGTACTGATACTGAAGGTGAGGCCTATGATAGAATCCTAGACAATTATGCATGGATTGGACCTGACATTTATCTAATTTATCCTAACGGTGAACGAGTTAAATATAATCAAGCTGGTTTTAAAGCACGTTTTCCAGGTAGGGATATATCTCCGAGTCATATTCCAAATATCTTTTCATCTGAAGGTTATAAACCCAATTACTTTGATCCTAATAGACGTATCGAGAATAACAAGTACAATACTTTTAAAACTCCGACAGCTAAAATAGAAGAAGGCGATTGGTCTATGACGAAAATTTTATTAAAGCACATCTTCGGTGAACAATATGAACTAGGTTTAGAATACTATTGGGTTAAAAGACACAGACCAACTCAAGCGTTACCTGCATTGTGTTTAGTAGGTGATGAAGACGCTGGTAAATCAACTATTGGTCTACACCAAGAAATGTGTTTCGCTAATGCAGTTAAGATACAAATGCAGCGTTTAGAAAAAGACGAAAACGCGTTTGTAGTTGGTGTACAAGATATTATTATTGAAGAATCTAGCCAACATGGTAGTAATAAATCAGTCAATCCTCAATTAGTAGTTGATAAAATCAAAGATATGGTTACTTCAACCGGTGGCAAAATACCATGTAAACAATTATATGCTAATGCTGCTGAGACTGAATACTTTGCCAAGATTATGATGTTCTCAAACGATATGACGCCTATTAAAATGGATGGTGAAGCTACTCGTTTTTGGATTCGTAGAATTGGTAAACCAGAAAAGCATGAGAACTTTACTCAGATATTACGTCAAGAAGTTGGAGCGTTTTTATATTATTTAGATAATCAATTCGAGCCTTCGAGAACTGAAAGTAAAGAGCGTTTGTGGTTTCATCCTTCTGAGTATTGGACATTACATAAAGAAGTAGCCAGAAATGCCAGTGGATCTGTAGGTTATAACGCTGTTAAAGAAAGACTTTTAGAATGGTTTGAGGAAAATCCAAATGAAGAATTCTGTTACTTTGATTTGAAATCTTTAAAGTCCTATGTATGTGATGACAATTTCATGGCTACAACATATCAATTAAAGGATATTTTACTAAAAGAATTTAAAATGACACCACCTTCTGGTGAGAGAAAACCGGTACCTGATAGTCTTGATGTTTTAAAAAATACTGATGGAAAATGGACAAAGCGCAAGATGGATTACTTCAAAATCAATCGAGATTTTAAAAATATTCAAACTTTAGAGACTACCGAGGACCTCGCAAATGTCTTCGAAGTGTAAAAAAGATGACAAAGTACGTGAAAAAGTATCAGCTTTGTCATCTTTTTAGCAGCTTTGTCCGAGCTTTGTCCACAGCTTTGTCCACTAAAAAATGCTGTTTGGGCGCTCTATTATATCTTTATCTCTCTTTTTTAAAGAAAAAGTATATAAAATGGACAAAGCTGGGGGAAACCATTAGGAGGATATAATAAACCCTATAGAGAGGGTACCCTGCACCCGAGCAGAGGTTTCTGGTGGGCTTTGTCCATCGGCTTTGTCCACGGTAAAAAACAACAATTTAACAATCGATATATAATATTAAAAATTAGTAAACAACAACAAAATTAAAAATTATGAAGGCACAAGAAAATTGGATCGTATTTAATGAAAAAGATTGGACTCAAAATGGTCGATTTGAAATTAGATTATTCGGAACTGTAAAATGGTTAGTTTCAGATTACGGTCAAGTAAAAAGAGAATACTATGATTTAAATGGTCAATATGTTAAAACCGTCGAAGTACATCAACACTGGAAGGGACGTACTAAAAAATATTTGGCTATTCCAACTGGTGAATATGTACATAGATTAGTAGCTCAACATTTTATTCCCAACCTTGCAAATCACAGATTGGTTTTATTTGTCGATGGTGATTTAACCAATACACATTTCTATAATTTACAGTGGTCAGATGGTAAAGGTCTGAGAACAGGTATAAAATTAGGTCCACGTAGAAGGAATACATACTCTATAATCTAACAACAAATGAAACTATACATACCATCAAGTTACTCAGAATGGCTCTCAACTAACCCTAAAGAGGGTCACGTATTATTAATTGGATTACTAACAAAGTTTGCAGCCATATATGGACCAAAGCATTACTTTGAAATGTACACTGATGATATCGATACAGTTAATCACGATGCTAGACCAGGTAAAGCATTTCAAGAGACCAAGAAACTTGAAGAGCTTGGTTTGATTGAAACTATCAGAGGACTTGATGCTAAAATAACTTTGCGATGTGCATCAGAACACATAGATCACATGCAGCGCAGATCTATTTACACTGAATGTATTGAATACGAGTTATCACAAAAAGCTGCCCTGTTATGGTCATACTTACTTGGTAGATTAGCTAACGTTGATGAGACACAAGAAATTACAGAGATAGCAATTATTAGACCTGCGAATTCAAATAGAGATGTTAGATCTTTAAAGAAATCTGTAACCCACATTTTAGCACCGATCTACAACGATGTCTTTACCAAACGACATATCTCTCACAGTATGGTAGATGCGCCTAAAAAAGAAGTAGGCGAAACCGATGTTAAACAAGAAACGTTAAAACAAAGGTACGCCAGAGAATGGTATGAGAAGAATAAAAAGGAACAGCTTCAAAAGAAAAAGGAGTGGTACTACAACAAGGTAATAAAACCCAAACAGGATGATGGAGGAGTTTAGCATAGAGTTTACATACCAACAATATTTAAATATGAACATAAAGGACAGAGAACAAATATTCTTTGCCCTTTATGCTCTGTTTAATAACGAAGCACTCGCATACGATATAACTCAAAGAGAAGTTTACGGTGTAGCATTAGATAAAGCTTTAGAAGACCAAAACTATGAATTTTGTGCTGTATTAAAAGACTTTAGAGACTACTTTCAAGATGATTTTTAAACCATACATAATATTATAGTATAATATACATGAAAGAATATACACAAATACCAGGGTTTGAGAACTATGGAATCTCTAAAGATGGCGAAGTAAAGAATTTAAAGACTGAAAGAATCCTAAAAACAACTACTAGTGCTAATGGTTATCCAACAGTTGGATTATGTAAAAAAGGTACCGTAAAAGTAATCAGCGTTCATTCGTTGATGGCACAAATCTTTTTAAATCATACTCCAAATTATATCACGGTACCAGACCACATTAATGGTATTAAAACAGATAACAGATTAGAAAATTTGCATATCATAACTCAAAGACAAAATGTTAGTAAAGAAATAACACGTGCATTACCGACAGGAGTGTATGATTATACTAAAAACAGATATCGCGCTCGCATAACATATAATAAAAAATTACACACTATAGGTATATTTGACACTCCAGAAGAGGCACATCTAGCCTATTTAGCTGCAATACCTAATTAATTTTGTCAATATCGACAATTCATATATTTAAAATAAACAAATAACCATATTACATGGAAGTATCTCAAAATAAAAACTACTTTTCGTTTAACGTAGACAGAATAGAAGTTAACTTACCAATCTTCATAGAAAGATCTGGACGCAAATGGATTGACTTCGGTTTAGATAATAATTATCCTGGTTTCATTGCGGGTCTATTTCAAAAAAGCGCGATGAACAGGACTGCTATTATGTCTAAATTAGATGGCGTTATCGGTCAAGGTTTGAAGACTAAAAATCCTGAAGACAATTACATACTAAAAAGAGCAAACCCAAAAGAATCATTTAACGATGTCTTCGAGAAATGTGCATTAGACTATCTAACATTCGGTGGTTATGCATTAAACATTATTTGGGCTAACGATGGCGAGACAATTGCAGAGTTCTATCACATGGACTTTACAAAAGTTAGATCAGGTGTACATGTACCAGATATTGACAGACCAGAATACTACTATTACTCTTCAGATTGGAATCAATACAGAAAGTTTAGACCAATTGAATATAAAGCGTTTGATCCTGCATGTGCTGAAACACATCCATCTCAAGTATATTATGCATTCGATTACGAACCTGGTAATCTGTTCTATCCACTACCATCTTATGCTGGATCATTAAATGATATTCAGATTGATGTTGAAGTGTCCAAATTCCATTTGAGTAACCTAGCTAACGGATTAAATCCTGGGTTATTCATCTCAATGAACAATGGTATACCTGATCCTGAAGCAAGACAAACTATCTATGATGAAATCACAATGTCATTTAGAGGTTCTGAAAATGCAGGCAAGGCGTTCATCGCTTTTTCCGACGATTCTGATCACGCTCCAACAGTTACACCAATAGAATCTGCTAATGATGACTATTACGTTAACCTTGAGTCTAGAATCACTTCAAGAATATTAACAGGTCATAGAATTACAAGTCCATTGTTATTAGGTTTATATCACGAAGGTGGAAGTGGTTTGGGGTCGAATAAAGACGAAATAGAAACCGCATACGCTCACTTTATGGCGACTGTAATTAAACCATTACAAAAATCAATGTTAAAGACATTTGATACTTTCATGTATTACAAAGGATATGAAACAGTTGAATTGTATATTGAACCAAACAAATTAATTGAAGCAGCAGAGAATACAATTGCAGCAGAATAATAAAACAAACTAACACTATGAGTTCATATAACGTACTCTTCATCTCAGAAGAAAAATTAAAGAGTTACACTTCAATACACGAAAGCGTTTCACCTGAAGACTTGGTACCATACGTACTTCAAGCACAGGATATTTACCTACGTAACTATTTAGGTGGTACATTCTACAATCAATTAAAAGAACAAGTTAGAAATGGTGCTGTGAGTACACCGAATCGTTTATTGTTAGATGATTTCATCGGTCCAATCCTTTGTAACTATTCATTCTATCACGCAATCCCGTTTCTTGCATACAAAATCTTTAACAAATCTATCTTGAAGCCAAACTCTGAGAATGCACCATCTGTAGAATTAGATGAGGTTAAATTCTTGCAATCAAATGTTAAAGAGGTAGCAGAATCATACGTAGATCAAATGCAACGTTATTTAGCGTTTCACTTGTCATTATATCCAGCGTATGCTAATTGGAATGCTAATGATGGTCAACAAGCACCTGATACAAAGAAACCATATTTCTCAGGTCTACAAACTAACTCTCAATATTTCAATTATAGAAAGTATCGCAACTATCCCTATGGAACTGGTACATCACCTGCAGGTTATAATGGATCTGGTTATGGTGACTACGAACAACCATGTGGTAACTGTGATCAACCGTTAAACTAATAAAAACTCATATATGAGCACAAGAGCAAACAAAAAGGTTTTAGATACTAAAGTCATTAAACTGAGTAGAGTATATCCTAAAACAGTAGAGAATGCAAAACTATTAAAACAATATTTAGATCAACATGGAAGAGAAAAAACGAGCAGGGAATCCTAATTTTGTCAAAGGACAATCAGGAAATCCACACGGTCGACCAACAGGATCCAAGAATGTTAGTACAGCCAAAGTTAAAGAGTTCTATTTAGAGTTATTAAATGGCAATTTAGAGAATATTCAAACTTGGTTAAATCAAACAGCAGCAGAAGATCCGAAAGGAGCATTAGATTTTTTAATTAAACTATCACCATTTGTGATTCCAAAGAAATCAGAGACCGATATGACTATCGACGCACCTTTAAATATTATAATACCACCGAAGAAAGAGGAATAACACGTTAAAAATGAGGCATATATATAGTATATGCCTTTTTTAGTTAAAAAAATATACTCAATCCTTGACATTTAACGAATATCTTTCAAACGATTATGATGCATTGCTATCAGCATCTAATAAAATAACAGGCAATCATCATCTTTCGATCGACCTATTGCACTATGGTATCGAAGAACTATCAAACAAAACCAACTTGCAAGATATAATCGATTCAGGTGGTGCAAGGTTTTATATAATTCGTATACTCATGACTCAGTGGCGGAGCCAAACAGGACCGTTTCATCGTCAATTTGTTAAACAACATTCAGA